GAGCATTCTGACTTAACCAAGTTGATGTATTTGTACTTGTTAAACCAGGAGGCTTGTACGTGTATGCGAGCTCTACAGTTAATGCAGCGTTCGGGGTTGGCGCTAGATAGTGTGTATCTTGGTCCCAGTCAGCATAATATTTAGGCGTTCCAGCACCCGCAGATGTTCTATCTGGTGCGTATTCAGTCATAAACGAAATATCTTTCTGTATCAAGAAAGTTCTGTCATCATTACTGTCTATTAGTTGAATATATCTTGTTGCTTCCCAGTCAGCAGGAAGTGGTAAAAAAGCATTATTAGCTGTCAGCGTTGCTGTATCATATTTTCTATAATAATTTAAATCTACCGTTCTTCTTATCTTATCCTCAACTGATTCAATAAAAGGTTGAATGACAGCATTTGAAAGAACATTTGTGCTTGTTTCTGTGTAATTTCTTACGTTATCTGTTAAATCGGAATAATCGGTCATGACGTACTCACTGTAACATTACCTACGCGAGAATTCAACTGTGTAGGTTTATTTGGTTGTTGTACACTTAAAGGCATCATGCTTTTTTGTGTAGAAACATAAGATACTCCATTTGCATAAAAATTAGTTACTGGCATATCCAATGTTTGAAATTGATTTACTGTCGTTCCAAATCCTTCACCATCATAAGCAGCATCACCAGTTGTTGGTTTGGTTACTGTTCTTCCAGCATTTATAGGCCCTGTAGCACCGCCGACAAAAACTCTTGAATTTGCTATTTGTGGTTTTGCATATTCTAAAGATTGAGGGTCAGTTACTCTTGGTAATGGTTCTAACTGAGGTTGTTTTGGTTCAAACTCACTGTAATGAACCCAAGAACCATTCCATTCCTGAACCATTTCATTATAGGGAAATGCCATACCAGATCTATCTGATATGCGTTTTGCAAACTTACCAGATGCGTATTTTCCCATTAAGCACTCGGTAAATAAACTTTAGGTGTTAAAAATAAACTTGTTCTTTCACCATCTTGCGCGGCTGCTCGTTGAAACTCATCTTCATAAATTTGTTTTAATAATTGAATTCTATCTGGCGCTTTTTTCATTGCTATGTAATAAGCTAATCCAGCAGTTAAACATGGAAGAAATCGAAAAGGAATCTCAGCATTATTTGTGTACGCGCCCGAATCCTTCATCCGAACAAGAGCATAATACACTAGAGTGTACGTTGTATCAGCTGCAGGATATAGAAATAACGTTGGGTTTATCGTACGCTCAAAGTAGTATTGAGTTGGTCGTCCGCTGGTTGTTTTAACTGTGTAATTTAAATATGTAGAACGACTTATTGAGGTTGTTGAATATTCATTGTTACTTGAATCACGGATCACGACATCCGTAATATCTATAATTTGTTGTGAACTATCGGCATGAGAACCAAATAAACTTGTTCCTGCTAATGAAGTTGTTGTTGCAGCAATAGCTTTTTCTTGTTTTTGAATTGTCCAAAGATTTAATCCTCTGTTAGCCCATTCAGCTAACATTAAATTAATAGAACGCCTAGCGGTCTTTATATCGTATCCACTACGAGTTTGAAGACCGCAACGTTCAAAAGCTTCTTCTGCTATATCATCTATAGAAAGATCAAAGCTAGCTGTTGTAGCGTAAGTTGGCATTTATCTTTTCTTCATCATTCCGCCGCCACGTTTTTTAACGGCCTTCTTTTTACCTTTTTTAACAGCGCCACCTTTAGCCATTTTCTTTTTAGGACCCATCATTCCGCCGCCCATCATTTTTGCGGTTTTCTTTTTAGGACCCATCATTCCGCCGCCTGCTCTTTTTTTCTTAGGACCCATCATTCCGCCGCCCATACGTTTCTTTACTGATTTTTTTACAGCTTTCTTTTTAGCTGATTTTTTCTTTCCTGGCATATCTACCTCCGAATATTCGTTTATAAGTTTTTGCTCGAGATGCCACAACGTCTTGATAGTATCCCGCTGGCCACTCCTTATAGTAACCAGATTTGTGTAATTTATCAGAAGCTTCCTGTAATAGCGAGAACTTTTGTATTAACATCATCGAATAATTATACCCCTCTTCTTCTGGCATTTCTTCTCCTGACGGAGATACAAGGAATTCTTGCTCCTCCACATTTGCTGGATTATCAGGGTGAAATCCCATAAAAAATAAGTCTTTGGTATTATACCAATCATTATATTCATCTATGACATCTTGAAAATCATCAGTAGAATAATTAAAGTAAGGGTCACAAAATATAAGTAAATCGTATCCCTCTTTACCACCAACTACATCATTAAATTTTATATTATCTAAGTGAGTGTTTAATTGAGATTTATACCATTTGTTTTTTGGCTTTACTTCAACAAGAACATTTTTTTCTTTCCATGTTTTTTTTGCAAAAGGACACGCAGGCATTCCACCTAAATGTTTATTAGGAACTTCTAAAAAAAGCTCCGACCACTTACGTACGTCTTTTATTATTTCTTCTTTAGAATACACCTTTAAAATTAAAGCCTCTTATGGCCGCTCCTGCTCTTCTTTCTTTTGAGATAAGACCTCCTCTAGCTGCAAATGTTTTTACATTTGTAGGTTTACCACCTGGATTTCCCGCAGCTCTTTTTCGCCTGACAGCACTCGCCTTTTGCCCACTTGTCATCCGTGTGGCTTTTGCAAGTGGTACGCATTTCGGGTATTTTCGTTTGCTTCCCTTTGCTCTCCCACAAGGTTGATATTTTCCGTTTTTCTTCGGGGCTCCAATATCCACCCACTTCTCTTTGACCCATGCTCTTAATCCTTTCTTTGCCATTAACTGTATTTTGTTTTTTTGCGTTTGTTTTCTCTAACCGCACCACATCCTCTTGCAATACCACCTTTATTAAATTGAGAAACTGCTTTTCTCTTTTGTGAAAGTCTGTTTGATTCAATCATTCCTCCAGCAGCTTTTTTATTTTTCTTTTTTCCACCTTCAACTGTCTTGCCAGAGCAAATTGAACTTGCATACATGTTAGCGTAAGCAGAAGGATAGACTTTAAATTTTCTTTTAGCTGCTGCTTTACCCTTAGCACATAATTTGCCCATTAGCCTTGTCCTCTATATTTGACGTGTTGACGTCGTTTGTTTTTATTCTTCGGCCTACTGCGTGAAGAATTCCCTATGCTAGTTCTTTTTTTGACTGGTGTAAAGTATTGATTGTTGGGTAATTTTGCCGCCATTATTTGCGCTCCAAAATCTTTTTTATTTTAAGCACACCTTCTACATCAGGTTCTAATTCTGCCACTACTTGACCACATTCATAACGAATAACATTTGATCTGTTGTCTGCCAAGTTACGTTCACTTTCTCTTTTAACTTTTAGACAGTGTGCCAAACCATCTGTTTTCATAAAACCATCTGTTGATCCATTTACTATCATCAACATTGCAAATACTGTTTCAATTACTGCCATTTTGTCGCACCTTATCTTTTAACTGTTCTACATCATTTTGCATTTTTTCCAACTGAGTTTTTATAAAGTCTATATTTATATTATTACTTTCAATAGACTGCACTTCTTTTTCCATAACCTCATTTTGCCCAGCTAGAAACTCGATTAACATGTACAATTCTTGATTTACGGGCGTTTGCTCAGCTTTTTTTAACAAGTCCGCTTCCATTAATTGTCTTGCAGTTTCAAGTTGGGTCAGCCTTTGAGTCACATCACTGTAGGCAAATATACCTACCCCTATGGCTACAATTAGCCCAATTAGGTTTCTCATAGGCATACTAATCGCTGTGTTATCTGATATTTTCATTACTTCATTCCTGATAAAGGGTTAGCAAGAGTAGTTTTTATTTGCTTGTCTATACTCTCTTGTAGTTCTGTCATTTTCTCTTCTAACTTATCTTTTAAATCTTTCATATCTTCTTCCATAGTATCTATGGCAATTTTTAAATCTCCTGCATTTTCTCTAGAATCTTCTTTTACTTGCTGTTCTACATCATTAACAATTTTCTCTACTCTTCTTACATCTTGCCGAAGGTCATTTTTGAGTTCGTTTGCTACATCACTTACTAAGCGGATTTCCGACATCATCATTTCCATCTCTTGCATTATCATTTCAACTTCTGTTTGTATGAGTTCTGTCTTGCTTGACATTTCTTCTTTAGTTAAAGCAATAGTCTTATCAAACTCTGAAAGGTCAGGAGCAACATAAGACTCAATCTGCGCAGACATATCTTGAAATTTCTTAAACATTTCAAAACCGCCATACAAAACACCAACAGTACTACTCAATGCTAGTATCACTGCAAGCATTTTTCCGCCCTTGAAAGTTATGCCTCCTATATTTACTTCTGCCATTGTTGCATTATCATTTCATCCATAAGTCCATCACTTCCTGCGAATAGAAAGTATTGTGCTATGTTATTAGTTGTCAGTTCAGCATCAGGTATTACAGTGTCTGTAAAAAACCCTTCTATGTCATTTAAACTTTGTTGTGCTTCAAAGAAAGACTTAGAGTTACCTAATACTTGCATGACAATTAATGTTTTTAACTGATTTGCAGAATCATATCTACCCTTATCACCCATCTTCTTTAATATTTTCTTAGCAGCGACTTCTTTTTTACTCTCTTCTTTTTTTACCTCGTCTTGATCCTTATCCTCTGATTCTTCCATATCTTCTTCGCTATCTTCATTTTTAGCAACCTCTGATGAGCTTTCTTCCTGCTCAGGCTCGTCTTTCGTAGTAGTTTCATTTTCTTTAGTATCTTCTTCAGTAGGTTCATCTTGTACCTCCTCTTGTTCTGGCTCAGAAACTTCTGGTTCTGGCTCAGGTTCTGGTTCATTTACTTCAAGTTCTGGTTCTGGCTCAGGTTGTGTTTCTACCTCAACTTCTGGCTCTGGCATTTCTATCTCCATTTCCATTTCAATTTCTGTCTCAACACTTGCTATTTCCATCTCTGGCATTTCCATCTCCATTTCTGGTATTTCTATTTCCATAACAGGCATTTCTATCTCCATTTCTATTTCAACCATTTCATAGGAAACTTCTGTGTCTGGTTCTTGTATAGGTTCTATTTCTATCTCTCCGTTAGGTTGTTCAACAAAATCATTGTGATCAATAATATTGTCTACAATATCTATAATTTCTGTTTCTGTGCTGCCACCATATGCGACCCACATTTCTACACTCGTAATAGATTGTTGCACTATTGTAGATATTACATTGTAGAGTACGTTTATGGTAATATCATCAAAGAGTGGGCCGATTGCCATATTGATATCACGTCCACCAATTTCTATTATCAACGTTGTAATTGTTCCTGCAAAATCAAAACCATTTTCGTATTCTTGATAGCCACTGGCTACACCTGATTCTGATAAAATGTCTGTGCCACTAAATATATTAGTGTTTCCATTCTTACCTGTAATATGCATGTAGATACGATCTTGTGCATCTCGTTTATCTACTTTAATTGTGTAATTGGTTCTTCCTCCATTTTCTATATCAAGAGAAGATATGTCGACTGTATTGACAAAAGTCGTTCCCATTCCCTCCACACCCATGGCACTT